TGATGCCCTACCAATAAAACCATCCAGTACAGCTAAGTTCATTGGTATCGTAAACACTCCTGTTGGTCACAGGCCACAAAAATTTACACAGCCTGATCAGCTTTTTGCATTGAACTCACTTAACTGGTTCGCCACTGAGGGTATTCAGCACTGTGATCTGCGCGTTTCCGCCTCTGGCGCATGGCCGACACAAATGCTTAACTTTCAAGAGCTCTGCGATCCTGTTAAAGAGATAGACATTGAATACTACTTAAAAGCTGCTAAACGTAGAGGCCATAAAATTAAACTACCCTATATTGCAGAGGGAGTTGTACCTACCGAAGCCTTGTCTGTCGGTACCAAGGCAAAAAGTAGCGCTGGTTTCGTGTCCGCGAATATGATTGGACCGAATCATCGAGCGTGTGACTCAGTGATTAAACCTATCGCAAGGGAAACACTCGAGCGTGCTCAAAACGACTATATAATTGATAGATCATTGTGGACAATTGGCGGCCGCGGCCGTGCTAATAAAATTACGCCACTCGCTGGTGATCCAGTAAAATCCAGAGTGGTTCTAATGCCGGAAGGTGTTAGCAAGGTAGTTGCCTTAGCCGCATCTAATGCATGGATGCGTAATATTGTCGCGATAAATAAAATTCACGTTACAAACGAGATTGGTGTCGGCCTAGATTTCATGAACGGGCGTTACCTTGATTTTTCAGATGTTATTAATAAATTCGGCGTTCAAGGTGAAGTTGACTGGAAAGCATTTGACACAACTGTTACAGAAGATCTCCTATTGTTGTCGCTTGCGATCATTAGGGCATGTTTCCCAGATGACGAGGAATATGATAGACTTTTTATATATCAAGCCTCATCGATAATATTTAAAAATGTAGTAATACCTGGCGGTTTTGTGTTTAGACTTTCGAAATCGATACCATCAGGTTCACCTTGGACGACTGCCATTGGCTGTATTGTTAATTGGTTGACATGGGCAGCGGTGTTTGATGAAACCTATGGTGACACACACGTGACCTGTTACGGCGATGATACCGTATTTGCTGTTGACGTTTCAACACAAACACACCATGAGATAACACCAACTTGGCTGGCTACGCGTATAAAAGAAGTCAGCC